AACCATTTTACTTTACAGATATATTCGTAACCATCAGGTGGTGTCGTGCTGCTCCAGTCATTCGGACCTAATGTGACAAGTCGAGTTTCTCCACATACTTTGCACAACCAGTACGAATTACCAGGATAAATCTGGAAATCGTATTTTGCAGAATGTACAACATCGGAAATGAACATTCTGCGTTGAAGTTGTTCCGCTTGACTTTGCAGAACGGAAACGAGTTGCATGATCCTGTCATATTCCTGCTGCGCATGGAGTCTTGCAACATTGAGTATTATGTCTTTTTGTTGTGTAACAGGAACAAGATCGAATTTAGGACCTCCAACTTCTGTCGGATAAGGCGATGCATTCCGATTGAAAAATGCGACAAGTGTATTACCTGTCGCAATATCGAAACTATTGACACCATCGGCTACATTGGAATCCATCAATCACGACCAAAAAAGAACAACCAATCACCAGCAGGAAATTTATCTAATGTAAGTTTGAATTTTGTACCAATAATTCCAAGCATGATGTATCTTTCAATTATTTAAATTATTTTAGCAACAATCAATAGACGTTCCACTACCAAATAAAAAGACCAGAATGGAATAAAGACTGCGAAGAGGGTTGACCAAAAACCATTTGCAATAACAACTCCCGCAACCCAAATAAAGAGAGTTACTATACTGGCAAATCCACCTACAATTGCATATCGTTCCGATTCTTGTTTACTCACATGATAACCCATGATTTATACTCCAGTTAAACAATTCTACCAAGTACGTTCCAGAAATATTCCTTCAATTGACTATCAAAATCTTTTCCTTGAGCCCGTAGAGCATAAATTTCCAACAGTAGAGATTGGTTTTCATCTATACTTGCAGTTGTTCCGTCTTGGAGACCTCTATCCTCATACTCTCTGGAAATCTCATCATCGGAAAAATCATCCAAATCGATATAGATATCCACATCTCTAGTAATATACGGCATTATAGCTTCTCCAATTCACATTTAAGATCATCATATGATTTAACAACCATCGATCCATGTCGGCTTGTTTTCAGAACGATGAAGTTCCTATTATATATTTCGACTGTCGCATCCAAAGTTCTCGCACGACCGAATGTAACGGAACGATATTTCTTACCCTTCTTATTAAGATGTTCTCCTGTTAGAACACCATAGGGTGCAGTCATGCTGGAGTTATCACGCGCCCATTCGTAGACTGCATTCTGAATTTGTTCAGAATTCATTGTTGATCACCGATATAGTGTAACGAATTTACCAAAATATCCATCGAATACTTCAATCAGGTTTTCATAATCCGATGATTTCATTTCATTGATAATTTGATTGCTGTCCAAACCGAGTTGTTTTGCTAGGCGTTGCGCAATACCCATTAGAACGAATGCATTACCATCAGGACCAGTCAAGTCAATTTCGATAGGACCTCGATGTTTTGATTTGCTTTTGATCATTGTAGATTTACCTGAGAGTTGATGTACATATTATAACAAAAACCACCCAAAAAGTCAAGAATGGTTTTATCATTGTTGCAAAAAAACAACACTAATCCGAGAGTTCGGATTCCTCGACTTCCACCCATTTTTTATCATCTTTGACTTCAATTTTGAAATTCTTTTTATTTGACATTTCACGATCCACTTTACGATCAATCTCTGCCATTTGACCAGAATGTCGCATGAATTCCAAAGTCAACCATTTCTGAAAAACATCCGTCTTTACCATTTTGACAAATGCGTCCTGTTTGTTGTCAAATTGCGATCTAGATGATTGGGAATATCCTGTAGCACCAGATGCACGGTGTTTTACATGTACCGCTGAGGATGTCTTATTCCTTTTCTGACCGCCGGCACCAGACCCTTTGGTGTAACTCCAATCACAATCAGCGGCGGTAACTGAAAACAAAGGTTTTTCTTTTTCCATATCCATGGTTATATCCAAACGTGGTTAGCCTTGAGGGCGAAATATAATACCAAAATTACAAGATAGAAACAGACAATAGCCAATGCACGCCAACGCATCATCATACCCCCAATGAACATACCCAACATGAATGAAAACATGTTCAGGGAACTCATTGAGATATCCAGAAATCTGAAATATTCCATTATTCTACAACCCCAATATTTGGAAATGTATGACCACCATCTCGCATAAATTTCAATTGTTGCATGATATTTTCTATCTCTGGTTTAACAGGATTGTCGTTTGCAGTCCATACATAGATATGTCTCAATATTCTGAGAACTTCATTAATGTCCATCTGGCACCTTTATACTGGACCACTTCTTCAATTTCTCACGCTTATTGGTTGAAGCAATTTCAATATAATGAGAATCCAAATATTTAAGTTCTATTAGAATATCAACAAGAGCAACTAGATCACCAATTTCAACTTCCAAATTTTCTTTATTTGTCAGACCACTTTTCGGTGGAAAATTATCTCCACCGAATCGAAAAATCTTCGATACCGCTTGTACAACTTCCGCGCATTCCTCTTGTAGAATGCGTAGTGCTTCATTTACGTTTGAATCCATATCCATATTATTCTACCAGAAGGTTTGGTCCACTTCGGATGAATCCTTCAGCCATCATATCGGCTGACTCCAAATTATCGACTTTTTTCATGTTATTGAATTTACCATTCAACCAAGTCTCGACAAAATAATTTTGCCCAGATTGATATACAACGGCTTCCTTTTTATTCTCTGCATACCGTAGAACTTCTCTAAATTCGTTTGTCATATTAATACCTTTAAGAAATGATGGAAATAAACTTGTTCAATACGATTCGATTCTTGATCTTACCAGTACCGTATTTTGTGAATGCGCTCACCAAAGATTTGGTGTTGACTTTACCAGATGCGTTCGCAGCAGTTTTTACGATAATGTCATCAGTTTCATCACCAGTAACATTAGATTTGATCACATAGTATTCATCATAGCCAACACTCTTACAGGTAAGGTTGTTTTCAGTATTAAAATCTTTTACCAATTTCTCTCGTTGCAGAACGTTTGTGCGAGCCTCTGGGAAAAGGTTACTGAGTTCTCCTTTAATCTTACGGCTATTGATCAGATAAAACCCAACAACGTTCGAACCAGTGACTTCCTTGAAAATTTCCAAACATACTTTTGTGAAACTTTTTGCATTGTTCTTATCAATTTCAATGGTGACATTACGTTCTTTATGACGCAGGAATGTACGGCGTTTGTAGTAAGGAGTAAAGGTGAGTGTAGGACCACCATCTCGCGTAGCAGCAGACCAACGGTCAGACCCATAGATATCAACCAGGCGATGACCCTCACCATCAGTCAAGAATACCGTATTCACAATCTGCAATTTGTTATCTTTTTGAAATTGTGGAATGATCTTCATTGCACAAAAAATGGCTTCATTCAGCGGGGTACCACCAAGTTGCAACCAATTAGGTCCATAATAATGGCGATGGCGACCATCTTCATTACCATACGCAGTCAACAAACAGGTTGACATTGTGGTGAATTCATAGGAAGACATTTTGTTTGAAAACAAATTCATGAGTTTGAATGTATTCATGTTGGAGAATTGCAAATCTCCTTCATCATATTCAACCAAAGATTTTAAAACAACACCAGTAGGCACCTTTTCGTTATATTGGGTTGTGAACGCATAAACATCGAATGCGATATTAACCTTTTTGCAGAACATGACAAGATTCAACAATTGCCGAATCGTACTATTCATATTATCTGACATTGAACCAGACCAGTCTACGAACATCACAAGACCGTGCGATTTACCGCCAGGGATGACAGTAATCTTTTTGAAGATATCCTCATTGAATTTGTATGAGAAAATCTTTGTCATGTCCAGTTCGCCAGTATTGGACTGTTTTGCTTTCTTGTACTCATCTGCATTTTTGCGAAGTTCGAATTCTTTTACAAGATAAGAAACCACCTTACTTGTTTTATTACGGAATTCTATAAATTTTTTCGTTTCACTTTGACTGATATAATTTGAACTGATGATATCTGCGACCAGTTTCTTATACGATACTACAACGCGATCCAGATTAATCTTGGACGGCACATTAGCATAAATGCATTCAACGTCAGAATTTTGCAACAATTCCTCTTCACGCTGGCGAAAGACATTATCGGTATGAGATTCGATATCATCATAACCACCATATTCGCCACCTTCACTACCACCCTTGACTTCCTCTTTCTCATTGATAGCTTTAGACTCATCCGATTTTTCCGATTTATCATCAGAATTTGCGGATGCAGTTTGCTCTTGTTCTTGCTCTTGTTCTTGCTCACCCGGAATAGACTTTTTCGATTCAAATGATTCAGATTCATCACCAGAATCATAATCATCAGAATCATCATAATCGTAATCATAGTCATCGGAATCATCATCCGAAAATTCATACGATTCTTGATATTGAGTCGCCGAGTGGGCAACTTCATCATTTTGTTTGCGCATGAATGCTTGGATTTCTTTAGATACTGTTATAGTATCTTCGAACGATTCCATAGAATCAATCTTCGCATTAAGATCCAGTTCTTCTTGGGTGAATTTAATACCCAATGAGACACCGCATTTATAGCGAAGATTAACACGGTCGAGATAATTCAGACCGTTAATATCGATATCTTTTGTACCGAAGAAATTACGATTCAGAAGGTCTTTATATGCCTTAACAAAACTAGGTTTCAAGCCTGGATAACGGCGGCAAATAAGTTTTTCGATACGACAATCTTCAACAATATTCAAGATTGATTTTGGGATACGGAGTTTACGCTCAGGATTCAAAATGCCATTGTGCCAACCTTCTGGTGGAGTCTCAAGAGCATGACCAACCTCATGACCGACAAAGAGGTCATAAGTATCGACGGTGAGACCGTCTTGCAGAATTGGGATAGTCAGGGTACGCGACTTCAAATTAAACGAAGCAGTCTTAACCGCTTTGTGTTCAACCTTGATATTCTCGGTTGCGAGAAGTTTAGCCAGCTGGGATTTTGAATTGACGAGCATAGGTGCCTCTCTTTAGTATGAGAGTATTATATAACAAAAAACCCCAAAAGTCAAGGGTTTTTAGGTATTGTTGCAAAAAAACAACAGATTTTGTTTTTTTAATTAATATAATCTACACAAATGCCATATATGTTGCTATTTTTATAATATAGAAAATCAACATTTTGAGAGAAATTTAATACCACTAATTTTTGGTGTAGTTTTTCATGTTTATATGGATATGCCCAAATATAACCTTTAGATGTTAATGTTAAATCATCTTCTTGGTGCCAAAAATAATTGAAGAGAGAGTTATTTAATTTGAAAAATGACTTTTGATTTTTACAATGTATCCATAATCTATCTTCTCTATCTTCCAAAAATGACATATTAGTTTCATATGTTGGCTCATCATGACCAAAGTAAAATTTCTTGTCAATATACCAAAGATCAACTTCTACATCATATCCCCTATTAATACAAAGATCAATTTGATGTGGCGTATTCTCTGTAATAGAATTTGGACCATTCATATTACCTCTATGAGCAATAATTTTCATACAACTAATTCTTCCAAACCATTTTCTCTGAGAATGCAATGCAACAATTTATGATGCTCTTCATGTATAATTCCATTATGAATAATTGAATTTTTTAAGAGTGTGTGTGGTACTGTATTTCTACTGGATGGTATTTTATAATTATGAAACTCTGAAATCATGAAATCGATTATCAACATAAGATTTTTTTTAGTAGTGATTAGAATTTGATCATTTGCCATACCATCACCACCATAATTCATGATGACTTTTTTATCTAAACCATTCAAATTTAGATGCTCAATCGAATTTGGTATGACATCAAATCTACTTAGGATAATAGAATCATATGTGAAGTTATTTTCAACCTCATATTTTGTAATCATGGCCAATCCTTTTTTCCATTTAACTAATTGTAAATATGATGAGCCATTTTCTAAAACCATCGCTGGATGTATTAGGGGTAAAATCTTCTCATTGAAAGTTTTTACCATTTCAGAATATGAATCGATCAGTATTCCTTTATAATCAACTCCTGAAAATTTATCAATATTTACCGATTCTTCTCCATAGAAATTTGATCTATTCCGAATAACGGAATGATACATATATCTAGCATCATATGTATTAATAAAATAGTCTGGTGATAGATGTTTAAATTTCTCTAAAAATTTTGGATAACATTTATCAAAAGTTCTATAGTTTCCATTCAATATAAGGGCAGTTTTCATATAATATTTTTATTTAGGAATGTTGTTAAATCTTCTGGAGTTCCAATGCCATACATTTTTTCAACGTATTTTGTAACTAATAATTTATCATCGGCAATGAATTCATTAAATACTGGGCAGATATAAAATTCGTTATTGACTCTAATATTTTTATCAATCATTTGTTGAGCATACTTAACAAAATCAGAACCTCTTTTGTAGTAGTAAATCCCAGTCGATGCGATATTTGATATAGGATCTTTCTCTGCCACTCTTTTAATATATCCATCGGAATCAAGTTTGGCGAAACTCCATTTAGGATGTGTAGATTCGAAAACTAACATACCTCCATCAATAAATGAATTTGTCAGAGAATACATGGTATCACTTGATATCCAATCGATATACTGATCACTATTTGCAATTAATAATGACTTATCATTATCGATATATTCTTTAGCTAACAATGCTGTACATGCTGCACCATCAGTTATACCATCAACTTGTATAATTTTACAATTCGGCGAGATAAGATTCAATAGATGTTTCAGATTATACTTTTCATAATGCTCTTTTTGAACAAGAAAAATATAATTGGCATCAATATTCAAGTTTTCAACAACAACTTGAATCATTGGTTTGCCTGCAACATCGATAAGCGGTTTTGGAAAAGTATATCCTTGTTTGGCAAATCTTGAACCTAAACCCGCCATAGGAATTAATATATTAAGATTTTTGTCAACCCATTTATCAGATTTTTTGTAATGGGTATTTAATGATGATATTTTCTGCAAGATTTTGTCAAGCGTTAGAGAATACGGATTATCAACTTCAAGTAAATGCGCGGCCGATGCTAATGCACCTTTTCGGCCGATTGGAGAATCTTCTATGATAATAGTCTCTGAAGGTAAGATAGAGAAATCTTCCATGCATTTCCAATACATTTCAGGAAATGGTTTATGATTTTTCACATCATTATTTGAAACATACAAATCGACATATTCAATAATACCCAATTTCAACAAACACAATTTAACAGTTTCGCGTATTGAATTCGATGCCACACAAATAGTCATACCCATGTATCTCAAATGAGCAAACATATCAATCAATTTTTGATCTGAGGACAAATCTCTAATGATATCTAAAGTATAAGTTTGTTTATTTTTCCAAATAGTATCGAAATGCAAATTATCCAAACCTTTTTCTTTAGATAACATCTCCAACTTTTTTCTAGTTGAAAGTCCATCATATTTGCTCAAATGTTCTTGATATTGAATTACATATTTCGAATCAATGTCGGACAATGCACGATTCAGCGAATTGTAATGCCAATGTTTAGAATCTATAAGAACTCCATCCAAATCAAAAATAATCATTTTTATCATAAAAAATCCGATCTTAATCGTTTGCTGTTTGGTTGAATAATGAGACAACATATTCTAGACCCAAAGTATCAAATGGAAAAACCATATTAGGATCTAGACATTTATAATAAGAATGCTCTATCTGAAAATCTCCACGACACGATTCGAACACACTTAACCATCTTGAGAGATAATCAGATATATTATCTCTATGCATGGAATACATTCTCGTTTCATAGAGTTTGACACCCTCACCAATCCAAGAATTTACAGGCGTCTTGAATACATATTTCCCAACTGCTGCATCATACTTAGACAAATCAAATTTGTCTGTTAGAATGCCTCGACCACCAATCTTGAAAATTCTATCAACAGAATTCATATCTAAATTTGATTTACAGAATTCAATGCATTCTCTGATCATAAAAAGTTCTCCATGAGATTTCATTCCCTGTGAACTGAAATATTTAATTGAGTTGTGAGAATTTTCTTTTGAATAATCGAAATATTGATCAACTAATTCTCGGACCTCTTCTGTATCTCCGATAATAGGTTCCAGTGAACAATCCGAAAATATCACATAAGAATTTGGTATCTTTTTTTTAATAGATTTCAATCCAGCAACTGTCTGAGAAAATCTATCAGATATGGGTATAGCACCAAATTTTGTACCAATTGCAGATGTAACAATAATAACATTCATGAGATTATTTACCGTCAAAATTACATCCAAATTTGCTGTACATAACCATTTCATTTTGTCTATGGTTCAATGGGAACGCATGAAACAAAGATTCGCTTGAATACAAAAAAAGATTGTTGGGTTTGTTTATTACAGAACTTGCTAAATGACTTGTTGCAGTATCACCACCCGCAAAATATTTACAAGTGATCACATGATTTATATTTTGCATATAATCGTATGAATATTCTAAACCAGGAAAATTTGTTTCAATGATATCTTTACACCTATCATGAGCGCAAATAATAATTTTCGCATCATACTTCTTCTTATAATGCTCTATGAGATTTTTAGTTGTATCGATACTCCAGTTCCGATAAAAATTATAGGCTGCATCGAGCAGAGGGAAAATACAAACTTTGTTTTCCTTCTGATATTTTGTATTATCAACTTTTACCAAATCGCCTGATGTTGCCCTATAGTCCCAACAATTTAGGCGCTCAAATGGAAAATATCGATCACCTGGAACCATAGAAAAATAGTCTGTATGATCGATTAAGAAATTTCGAAATTTTATTACATACTCATCAGGCTGAATAGCTTCATCAGAAAGATGATATTTGATATCAGTATTCTGTTCCACCTTACGAATATGCTCTAGAATGTTGCAGATACCTAGAATGTCCCCACTTCTAAGCCTACCCCCAAAATCTTTTTGTTGTATATTGATTACCATAATACCCCTAGTCAAGTCATTGATTTATCACGCATTTCATTATATAGATCAAGTTGTTCTTGCATTAGACGCATAGCAACCCATTTTCGAACAGTATTCTCCAGATGTTTCCACGCAGGAAGATCATTCGATTCCGTTGCGTCCATAATAACTTGATGTTCCTGATTCATATTATTCCTTTTTAATTGTGATAATTCTTATGCTTCGTTTTGCGGCTATACTTGTTGCGTTTTTTATGAGCCTGCAAAGCCGGTATCGGTGTACGGCAATGAGGTTTCGGGATTTTGATTTTGATAGTATCCATGATTATCTTCGCATTGATGCCATATCCTTAGCTTCATCCTCGGAGAATACAGGAACGGCATTTGATTTGTGTAAGGTTCCAATACCAATCATTTTAGTACCGGTATATACGTTCACTTCCTTTTTTACTGCCGGTGACATATCAGCAGGATTCAAGCTTGGGATATAAGGAGTTTCACGACCAATAGGAGGTTTCAATACAGGGAACGGTGTCTTGTATACAGGTTTACTCATGTTCTTATGCAAGCCAACTTTCTTGCACCATTCTTCATGTTGTTCGCGCACCTTTTTGGGTTGCAATTTCTTTTTTGACTTACCAGGATTGCAATAGATCATCATATTGATAGTTATCATACGTTATACATTTTCGTAGTATAACACAAAAGAAAAAGCCTGTCAATAATAACAGGCTTTTCTTATTAGGATGTTGTTTTTTTACAACATTATGCTTTTGCTTTACTAACCGCAGCTTTTGGCGCAGCTTTCTTAGCCTTCGCAAACTTTGCTTTCTTTTCTTTAGCAGCAGGTGCTGGTTTAGCAGCAGGAGTACCTTCAGCAGCAGATACACCACCAACTGCGAACATCAATGCAACAGCAACAACAGACATAAGCTTTTTCATGTTACTTCTCCTAGGTTATAATACAAATTAAATTAATCCACATCATAGGGCACATACTAATAACGCAAATAGGTGTACTTAGGTTGACCCTACTTTCGGTATTTATTTCAAATCATTGTCATAGTCGTATTCATCGAAATCATCATCATTGTTATCGGCTGCTTCGTAAGCCCATTGTCGTTTTTTTCTTTTTATTTCTGCATACTCAAGTTTGGTTGGTTTACCATGCACAAACTTTCCAGCATAATTGTAATCATCGTCATAATTTTGATTCTTACGAAACTTTGTAACATATTTCGACACTTCTTAATACTCCTTATGGTAGTAGATTTGGAAAACACTCTTTGACAAATTTATAGGTGAGTCCTCGGACTCCCTGATCTTTTCGCATGATACCCATGACAACTTCCGCTTCCCTTGGTTCCAAATTTTCCAAGAGTTGCAAGAGTAATTCGTTTCTTCGTTGTGGTGTTAATGTTGCAGCAACAGGATGTCCTTCCTGAAAGAGATATACTTTACGAAGTTCTTTACCTAATCCTGCATAGGACATACCAGGAGGGATTTCTTTTGGCATATAGTTATCGGGAAGTTCTTTGATATTCCACGTATAACCTGGATGGTAAGTATATTCCAACACCTTTATGAGAGTAGGTGTTAAATTATTGGAAAGGATACGTTTTCTTTCAGAATCGCTCTTAGCAGATTCGAATTCATCAAAAATTTCATACAGATTTTTATTCATTAAAATTCCTCAATCACTTCCATTAAGTTCTTCAGTTTCATTGTCATAAAGTATTCAATAAGCTTACTTTTCGGGGCAGGCTTCATGTTGGTATAATTATATATGATATCATCTTTGATATCGTTAGGAATGAACTGGAAATCAATGAGCATTCTATTCCTGATGAATCCAATTTTTGAGTTTTCATCATACTTCTCAAAATCTTCAGATATGAATTTTTGAAGTTTTTCTTTTGTCATCGTCCTTTGCCTTTGATCTTCGACAAAGGTGTTATCCGGTGACAGAATGTTTGGGATACCATCGCCACGATCACCAGTGATGATTTTTTCTTTCAACGCTGCGACTGGATCATCCGACACGACATATTTTTTGAGTGATGGATTGTATTGCTTGATTTTAAACCCAACATCTAGAATATGATTGTGGGCTTGTAATTGTACAAAGTCACCGTCACTCGACAGAATCAAGACATTTTCATTTTGTACAATCAGAGGAGCCAAAGTACCGATGATATCATCAGCCTCTGCATTTTCAATATCAAGAATTTTGTAAGGTAGATAAATCTTCAGTTCTTCTTTGATTTTACCTAGCGTATCAAAGATAAATTTCCAATCCAAAGATGATTTCTCACGCGCAGTTTTTCTACTTGCTTTATAATGTGGAAATACAGCCTTGCGCCAATATTTCCTATTGTCACAACACAATACAGGAGCGCCATACTCCTCTTTAAACATTTTCACATTATATCGAAGAATATTCAGTACCAGATGACGAACCAAATTTTCATCTACAGTAACACCTTTTTGGTTCGTAATCTGGGGAATGATGCCCGCCAACAAAATTTGATTCAAATCAATTAAAATCATGATGTACTTTCATAGTATGAAATATCAGTATATCAGATTTTTTGCAGTTCGTCAAATAAACTACTGATTAATTTTGGTGATTTTGTAGTTTTTCTGGCAACCATACCATACCAACGATATGGTATTAATTGAGAGATATATTCCAAAGGATCAATTAATATAGCTTCAAATAAATCTTTTTCCATTACCGAACCATCATCATCTTCCTTAAATACCAATATGTGATATAAATCTCCCATTCCTATTTTTTCCAAGCTTTCTCCTGGGTCTGCATATAAAGTACGTTCGACTACGATTCCATCACTATCATCATCAGGCATGAATGCAATCATGTCATACTGCTTGTCTTTCATTTTTTGAAGTGGTTCTAGCATGGTAATCCTTTATGTGTGATTTTCTTACTCTTACCATAATCCATTGATTATAAAAATCTTCCCTCTCCATTACTTCATGCGCAAATTGTTCTTTTGCTTCCAGATAACTACACTCTCCTTTAGACTTGCATAGATGCAATATTTCTCTTTTGAATTGTTCTAACCCCAATGATTTAACATCAGATATCAATTCATTATTTGATCCATAGTAATCTTTCCAATCACTATGTACTTTTATTTTTTTCTTTTTCTTGTTTACCTGTTTAGTTTTCGAGAAATAGAAAAGTTTTTTTCCGATATATTTCTTGTTGGTGACAAGGTTCGTTATAATGTATACGAAACCATAATTATCACCAACAAGATTTTCATCAAAAATTTCTTCGTTATATATCCAAGTTAATCCCATTCGGTTTCATCATTATTAGAATCATCATCTTCTATATATTCCTCAGATAATTCTTCGATGACTTCGCCGCAAAATGGGCAATGTTCTGGCATTTCAGATGATACAATTTCTTCCATATATGATACAGCATATGAAGATTCACATAGATTGCATTCTCCATTGACTATTTTGTTTGTCATTGTTGTTCCTTTTTATTGTGCCCATACATCTCCCCAATCTCCTGATAAAGCACCTTTTGCATAATCAGTTGCACGATTTTCAAAGAAGTTGGTATGTATTGGGCTATTGATCATTGTTTCTACCCAAGGTAGAGGATTTCGTTTTACCTTAAAAATTCCTTTCAGCCCTAACGATATCAATCTACGATCAGCAATGTAGCGGATATACTTTTTAACATCCTCAGGACTCAGATTTTCCATTGGTCCGATGTTGAATGATAGATCGATGAATTTATCTTCAAGTTCCACCATTCTTTCCGCTATCTTATATAGTTTTGCCTTGAGTTCATCATTCCAAATCTCACGGTTTTCTTCTACATAAGTTCTAAACAATTTGATCATGTTCTCTGTATGCTGAGTTTCATCAACAATAGACCATGTGACAATTTGACCCATACCCTTCATTTTACCATGCCTTGGGAAGTTCAAAAGCATTATGAATGATGAGAACAATTGCATACCTTCAGTAAATGCTGAGAATACTGCGATATGGGTTGCAGTATTCTCTTTAGTTGTATTCTGCTTGGAAATATTCATGACATAATCATGCTTCTCTTTCATTTCTGCATACTCAAAAAACTCATTATATGTTGTTTCTGGTAAACCAAGAGTTTCGATCAAATGTGAGTATGCTGCGATATGTAATGCTTCCCTTGCAGCAAATCCTAAGAGCATCATTCTAACTTCTGGTTGTGGGAAATATGGTAAATAATTTGACACATATCCACCTGCTACATCGATATCACCTTGAGTGAAAAATCGAAAAATATTGGTGAGAAAATATTTTTCTTCTTTGGTTAGTTTCTTCTTCCAATCTTTTACA